GCCTTCGATTTTTGAACCTCAATTAAAAATTCAGGAAATAGATGAACTTCCTGAAGAAAAAGAGGAAACTCAAGAAGTAGTAGAAAATGTAGAAAATGAAGTTCCTGAATCTAAAGCAGAGGATAAAGAGGAAACTGTTTCTGAAGCAAGTGAAACTAGCGAAGAAGAAGCAGAAGAACCAAATGCTCTTAGAGTCTTTGCAGAAATGCAAAGAGATAAAGGACTGATTGACTACAAAGACGACGAATTTGAGGATGATGAAGAGTGGCTTTTAAGTAAGGTCTCAGAAACTGTAGATTATAAAGTAGGTGAGTATAAAGATAGTATGCCCGCTGAAATAAGATACTTATTAGAAAATTATGAAGAGGGAGTACCTTTAAATAATCTTTTAAATATGCAGAGTCAAGAGCAAGTTTATGAGTCTATCTCTCCTGAAGCTTTAGAAAAAAGCGAAGCTTTACAAAAAAATGTAGTTAGAGATCTTTTACTTAAATCTGGATGGTCTGAGGAAAGAGTACAAAAGAAACTACAAAGATATGAAGACGCTGGAGTTTTACATGAAGAAGCAGAGGAAGCTTTATCTTCTTTAGTAGATATTCAAAAACAGCAAAAAGAGCATTATGTTTTGCAGCAAAAGCAAGAGCAGCAGCAAAGAATACAAGCTCACGAACAATGGCTTACAGATCTTAAAGATCATATAGGCAAGAAAGAAGAAATTTTACCTGGATTCCAATTATCTCCAAAAGATAAAGATAGTTTGTATAAAGGTATAACTAAATTAGACAAGAGCGGAAAAAACGAAATCATGAGATTACGTGAAAAAGATCCTGAGTTTGATTTAAAGATAGCATATTTAGCGACAGTCCTTAAGTGGGATTTTTCAGCGTTTGAACGTCAGTCAACAACTAAATCAACACGGAAGTTGGCAGACGCGATTAAGAGTACGAAAAAAACTGGTTCCAGACCAAGTAGAGGTACCTCAAAAAATGTTGATTTTGACACTATGAGAAAATCTCTGCGATAGGAGCTATTTATTTATAAACAACAAGTAATAATTTAATTAATTAAAAATGGCAAACACAATTAGTTCATTACAAATGTATGCTCCTAAAAGTTGGTCTGGCTTAACAACAGAGAACCACCTAGGAAGCGTATTCGCACAAGAACCAACTTTGGTATCAAATATCATTAGTAGAGTTTTTGGTTTAAATCAGTATGCTGGTTTAGATTATTTCTTATCAATTGGCGGTGGCGAGCAAGAGCTTCCAGATGACAACGATTACGAATGGTACCTAAAAGGTGACGACGAGCGCGCAATTGGTATTACAGGGTATACAGCAGCTTCTTACCCAGCTACTCCTGGACAATATGGTTCTGAAATTCTTATTGAATTTGCAGAGAAGTATTTCGCAGTTACAGATAAATTAGTTTTAGATGATGGTGAAACTGCTGTACGTGTAATGCGCGATCCTTACATGTCTGGTACTTCTTGGATTTACCCTTGTCAAGTTATGGCAGCAGATGCTGCAGACTTTGTGGCTCCTTCTTTATTAGTTGCGGGTGGTAAAGCGAGTAAAGAATACTCTCCACAAGAAAGAACATTGAACAGAACTTATGGTGAAACAAGCTATACTTCTCCGTTCAAAATGCGTAATGCGATGTCTTTCTTATCTAAGACTTATACTATTCCTGGAAACATGCACCAACGTCCGTTAGTGATTGAGATGTTAGATCCTAAGTCAAACAAGACTTCTAAGATCTGGACTCAATATGCTGAATGGGAGTTTATGTGTCAGTGGATGAAAGAAAAAGAGCGTATGCTTTGGTTCTCTAAATCTAACAAGCAGTCTAATGGTACTTATTCTATGATGGGTGACTCTGGAACTCCAATTATTGAGGGTGCAGGTTTACGTGAGCAAATCTCTCCATCGTACAAGTTCCACTATACTGACTTTACAATTGACTATTTAGAAGATGTATTATTGAACTTATCAATTAACATCCTTCCAGAAGACCAACGTCACTTCGTAGCGTTTACAGGTGAGCGTGGTATGGTTCAATTCCACAGAGCGCTTGAAAATCACGCAGCTCGTTTCCAACCATTAGATTCTAAAAGAATTTCTGGTGAAGGACAAAACTTAGGATTCAAAGGTCAGTACAGAGAATTCATGGGCCCACAAGGGATCAAGTTTACTTTAGTACACTTACCAATGTATGATAATGAAGTTCGTAACCGTGTTGCTCACCCAAAAGGTGGATACACTGAGTCTTACCGTTATACTATCCTTAACATGGGTACGTCAGGTGGGGAAAAGAACATCAAACGAGTATATCCTAAAGGACGTAAAGAATTAATGTGGCACGTTGCTGGTTCAACTTCACCGTT